TGATTGCTGTAAACAAAGAAGATAATACCGATAAACGGTTAGTTGCTAAAGCTTTCTTTGATATTAACTATGAATTAAAGAGTGGTAATACTAAATCGTTAGCTAATACAGATACTAATACTGCTAAAAGTAATGTCAGGGATATAGTATTTTGGGGTAACGGTGATACTTTTAAACTTATATCTAAAGCCTCTAGTGAAGCAGAAGGTTGGATGAAATCAACTAAGGCTATGAATACAGGTAAAGGTGTAGTTATACAAGTGACAACACAACAAAGAAATCCTGATGGAAGTTATGTAATAGCAGAAGCTTTGACTACAGTTGAAGATGCCTATATTAAAGAAGTACTTGACAATGATGGTAAGGTTATTGGAAGATATATTGTTGACAACCCATTAGCAAGATAACATGGATAAATTATATTATATCATAATTGATGATTGTCAATATGGTACAGAAAAAGAATTGAAAGCATTATCTTATACAGAACAGCAAATCAAAGCACAAGAGGGTTTTGAAACCAAAGAAGAAGCTATAGAAGCTTTACGAAATTCTTTACGTTCTAGTATAAATTCTTCATACCGTATTCTTAGAGTTTTTCAAGCAGCCTTAAAAAACTTAAAATAGAAAGAGGATTATGTTGAGTTTGACTTATCTAAGGTAAGTCAAATTCGGCACCTCCTTGCCTCTCTTTGGGGGTATATAAATAAACAGAATAAAGTTCAAGATTGATAACTAATTGCTTAATGCATTAATAGACCAATATGGAAAACATAGATTTATATTTTAATGAAGCAGCTCATACTTATGTAGACAACAGAGGATTCAAGTACACATCCATGACAACCGTTATTGGGAAATATGAAGAAAAGTTTGATACTAAAGTAAAGGCAGTTGGAGTTACTCGTAAAAAAGCTTCACAATATTATGGTTGGACACCTGCTAAAGTAATTAAGCATTGGGAAGAACTTAATAGAAAGTCTTTAATAAAAGGTAATAGAGTTCACAACTGGTTAGAAGATTCAGTAAAGAAAGCATCAGGTTATAACCTTATCGATAATACATATATTAACGATAAGATTTATACAGTTAACACAATGGATTTTAACAAAGGAGTTGGTCAATTAGATTTAGACTTCTTTGTCAGAATTGGTGTAGCAGATAAATACCCTCGTATATTTAGAGTTATAGAATTATTAGTTTCACAAGGTTATTTAATCTTTTCAGAGATTGGTATATTCGACCCTGAGAAACTTGTATCAGGGTTGATTGATGTTCTATTTATGAACCCTACAACTAAAAGGTTTATAATATTAGATTGGAAAACTAACAAACATGAGTTGATACCATTTCAAGATGAAACTTATAAATGGATAAGTGGATACTTTAAAAAGGATAAGTTTGGTAATATAACTAGAAAGTTTATACAAACTAACCAATTCTTTAAAGCACCTCTTAATAAGTATCAACAATCTCATTATATGATATATGCTTTACAGTTGTCAGGATATGCTCATCTTGTAGAGAAACTAGGATACACTCTTGATAGTATTATACTAGCTCATATAAGAGAAGAACATACTTATAATAGTGAGGATATAGAGGTATCAAGAATGCCTAATTTATTGGGAAAGACTAGAACAGATTTAGTACCTATAAATTATTTAAAGAATGATGTAGAAGCAATGTTCCAACACCATTTTGAAAACACTACTGAAAACTTACAAGCAACTTTAATACAATAATATGAACAATCCTTTTGCAGAAGCTCATTTTAAGTTAATAGAAGAAATAGATACTGCTGAAACATTGGATTGGGAATCTTTAAATAGAGCTGATTATAGTTTTAGTAAAGAGCTTGATTCAGACATTGATGTAAGACTGTTAAGTTTAAAAGCTGAGAAAGCTGCATTAAAGTCAAAAGACTACCGAGACAGTAGTTTCATAGCAAGTAAAGATGGCTTAGCTGAACCTGCTACAATGGATATGACTAATTCATTTGATAGTTTATTATCAGATGAAGAAGAACCATTTTATAAGTACATACAATCTGACAAGACTGGCTACAAGAAAGCCTCTGAAACAATCAACCCCAAAACAGGTCGAAAATATATAGACCCTTTTGACTATATGTTGATAGATGATTCAGGGGCATTTCTTATGAATATTGATTTCAAGTTTACTAGGACTAAGTTGTTTAGAAAAGCAGCAATAACTTATAAACAAACTGGAAAGTTTACAAACTTTAAACGAGATTCAGTACCTTATACATCATTTAGAAAGAAAGAAGAGTATCGAAGAAAGAATGGAATGACCCAACCTTGTAGGTTAAATCCTGATGGGAGTGTTACAGATTTACATATAAGCGGTGAATTTTATAATTTCTTAAACTATGGAAGAGTTAAAGTAGTAGATATTGAAATACTTAAAACTAATCCAAATGCTAAACCTAAGAAGAAACTAGACTTTCCATCATTCATTGACTTTCAGTTTTGGTACACAACTATAAAGGAGTTTGCTAGACAGAATGGGTATAACATTATAACTCTTAAAGCTAGACGTAAAGGAGCTTCATATGTAGAGTCAATTGATTCTTCTAATATATTAAACTTAGTACCCCATTCTATAGTTATACATGCAGCTGGTGAAAAGAAGTTCTTAACACAAGCTGGTGCTATTACAAACATGAGTTATAGACAACTTGTATTTTATGAAAGACACACTCCTTTTATAAGAGGGGGTTTGGATGCGTATGGTAAATCAAAAGGTTTATTATCTAATAACTTAGATTCATTGCAACTAGGATTCAAATATAAGAATGGAATGCTTGGTGGATGGTTAAGCACACTGTTTACAGTATCAACTAAGAATAACCCTGGTGCAGCTGTAGGTAAAGATGCCGAAGAGATTAAGTGTGATGAGTTAAATGATTTCCCAAATTTCTCGGACTTCATGGGTGTAACTAATCCAACTGTAACTACTGGTTCTATAAAGACTGGTATGATTTCAGCATTTGGAACAGGGGGAGCTAAAGAAGGTAACTGGGCAGATTTTGAGTCAAACTACTTTAATACTATTAAGTATGATTTCTTACCAATGGCTAATGTATTTGATACAGATAGTACAGATGAAACAATAGGTTTCTTCATGCCATACTGGTGGGGATTACAAGGTCAGAATTTAGAAGGAGAGTGGGCATTAGATGAAGATGGTAACACTAATTATAGAGTTGCAATTGGAATATCTAAACAACAACGTAAAGATAAGAAACTTGAAACTGGTATAGGTAGAGATTATATACTACATTGTTCACAGTTTGCAAACCGACCAAGTGAAGCTTTTAATTCAGGAACCGAAACAATATTAACATCTCTTGAATTAAAGGAACATATTAAGAATGTAAAGATTAATAAAGAATATCATTATTATTCAGATGGTGCAATAGTTAGATTAGAAGGTGAAATAACATTTAGAAGTAATGAATGGTTACATGATAGAAACATTGTAATACATCCATTTGTAGATAAAGTACCTTTTAATAGTAATGAAGATTTTGCAGGATGTTTTAGAGTTTTTCATAGACCATTTAAAGATGATACAGGTAGGACTCCTAACAACTTATACTTTGTAACTTATGACCCTGTTGGTTCTGAAATTGTAAAGGGTGAAATACAAGATAGACACTCTTTAGCTTCAATACAAGTATGGATGTATGCAAACAATATATCACATAGTAGTGGTAAGATATTAGTTGCCTCTTGGATAGGAAGAAGAGATACACATAAAGAAATGGATGAAATATCTATGGATATATGTGATTATTATAATGCAAAGATATTACCTGAAATGGATAGGGGAAACGTTAAAGCTAATTATAAAGCTGCTGGTGTAACTAATAAGATACTCCCTGACCCAACCGAAGTAATATTAAATAGAAAGGTTAATACTGGGAAGAGTTTATCACTCGGTATGATAATTGGTAAAGGTAATAGAAAAATAGAGGGAATTGACTACTTTAAAGACTTCCTTTATGAAAAGATAAGTGTAGGTATAGACGGCAGAATTATGAGAAGATTCCACTTTATACATGACCTACCTTTCTTACTAGAGATTGATAAGTTTAGATTTAATGGAAACTTTGACAGAATATCATCAGCTATACTAGCAGTGTATCAGATGAACCTTCAAACAGCATTAAAGATAAACCCAAAAGGGAGTAAGAGTAAAAATAAAAAAAGATTAAGTCAATTAATGTTAGGTAAATGAAAGAAGCAATAAACTTAAATAACGGAATGGATGTATATGATAGTCATAAATCATCCTTTAAAACAAAACGTAATGCGGATTGGTATGAACCAATGGCAGATTACTACATAGACTTAGCAGAGTCATTGAATGATACAAACCTTACAGTAGATGCTTTAAATGCAGCTAAGGGAGTAGTATCAGATTCAGTGATGCAAGAAGTACTAGAACAAATAAATGATAAAGCTGTAGATGTTACAGTAAAAGAACTAAACATACTTGATGATGTAGATATTATTACACCAATTAAAGAACGTTATTTAGGAGACTTTGTAAAGACTCCTAACTTTTATACTTGTACTTTAGAAGGGGAAGATATAACACTAGCTTTGAAACATAAAACACAAGGTGAATTGTTTAAAGTGTTTACAAATAAACTTGAATTAGAGTTAGATAAGATTCGCAAAGAAGAGGAAGCTGTTATACAAGCTCAACAAGAAGCACAAGAACGAGCCGAACAAACTGGTCAAGCTATGCAGCAAGAACAAAAAGCTGCTGATATAGGTTCCCCATCTGATGCTGCAGAAGATGCAGAAGAAATGGAAATGCGAATAAAGAAAATTAAGAAAGATTACTTTAATAAAGAAGCAATGAAGGCTAAAGATTTAGTTGAGTTCTTTGTTAAAGAAGTTAGACTTGAAGAGAAACTTTATCAGTTGTTTTACTATTTCTTTGCAACAGAACAAGTGTATGTAAAATTTAACCCTAGTACAGAAGATATAGGTCTTGAAATATTACATCCTGCTGAGTATTTAAGAATACCAACTGTAGGTTCAGTCTTTGTAGAAGATGATAATGAAGGTGTTGTAAAGAGAAAGAAATCTATTAAAGCTATACTTGATGACCATGGTGATAAACTAAGCAAAGATGATGTAGATTATTTAACTACTTTGTTAGCAAGTGGTAGTACAGGTTCTATAAATGTAAGTAAAGATATATTGTTAAGTAGGCAAATAGAATTTTCTAAACTAGCTAATCAATATAAAGAAAATTTAGGTACAAATGCAGAAGCTGTATTTGCTAATAGTGCAAACGAAGTAGAAGAGTATGAAATATTCTTTACAACAAAACGGAAGATTGGTACACTACATTACCTAGATGAACTCGGAGAAGTTCAACAAACAGAGGTAGGTGAAACTTATAAGTTGGATGAAGTCAATGGAGATTTAAAAATTAATTGGTGGTGGTTAGATGAAGTATGGTCAATGTTTAGATGGGGAAATGGTAACGGAGTTGGTGTATATACTAAACCTTTTCCAATACCTGTACAACGTGCAGACTTAAATATTAAGAACTCTACTACATTACCTATAATTGGATTAGATGGAATACTTAATGACTTTGGAAGAAAACCTATACCATTAAGAATGTTATCACATCAAGCTTTATATTTAATACTTACAAATAAGTATAGAAAAGAAATGGCAAAGTTTCATGGGTTTGTAAATTTATTAGCTGAATCTGTATTATCAGATAGTGATGAGTTTACACAAGCAGAGCGTTTAAATTATATGTATAAAGATAATTTACTTATAATTAATGATACAGAAGTTGATGCAAACACTTTACAATCTTCAAGAACAATTGGAAATAGTGGGCAAGCAGATTATATAAGAGTAATAGATGAGATGCGTAAAGGTATAAAAGCTGAAGCATGGGATTTAGCAAATATGAATGACCAACGCTATGGTAATATTGATGTACGTGGTGGTAAAGGTAATAATGAAGAAGCTATTCGTAGAGTAAGTACAGGTAGTATATTACTGTTCACAATGTTTGATATGTTCAAAGAACGTCTATATCAAGCAATGTCTGACTACGGTAGAATGACTTATACAAATGGTATTAATAAGGGTTACTCTAATAAAGATGGTGAAAATGTTGAATTAAGTTATACACATGAGGAACTAATAAGTGCAACTCTTGGAATACACTTTACAACTAATGCTATTGAAAAGGAGAAAATTGAGTCTATTAGAAATGCTATTGTAAGTGCAAGTATCCAAAGTGGTAATACACTAGATGCTATTGATGCTTTAAAAGAAAATGATTTAGAATCTTTACGCAAATATTCAGAGGAATTACAAAAAGCGAAAGAAGCTAGAGAAGAAAGATTAGCAAAGCAAGAACAAGATGCACAAAAGTATATAGAAGACAGAAAGAATGAACTTGAAGATAAAAAGATTAAGAATGATTCTGATATAGCTGATAAGAAAGGTGAATATGAATTATTACTCAAAGATAAAGAGATTTACAAAACGATGTTAGAACTACAAAGTAATGAGAAGATTGCTTTAATGGGGAAAGATGGAAATGGGAATGGAGTTCCTGATAATTATGTTAACAATACTAACTTTGATGATGATATACAATTTATTGAAGGTCGTATAAAGGAAGCACAACTTTCACTATTAAATGAAAAAGTAGTTACTGAAAAGAAGAAACATTCAGAGATTAAAACAACAAAATCTTAGTACTTTTTACAAGTATTGGATTTATATAATTGATAAGCAGTTAGTTACAGTTTGAAATTCGTATCTAGGTTAATAGGTACGAATTTAAACTGGGATTATAACATGATATAAATGCTTCTATGATACTATAATAAAATAGTGTTATATTTGTATATTAAATAAAAGAAAACTATGGCTGAGAATGATGTAATATTGCCATTGGGTAACAAGAATGATATAATCAACAATGAAGATAAGCCTGATTTG